TGTTTGTTTGGTGCACCCCCAACCGCTAGAGAGTTGGCGGCCCGGCCTCGCCTGCGGATTGTCGGCGAAGTGCAGCGATGTCTGATCGAGAGATGAAAACCGTTCCCGGCGTGCCGCGCGACGTCACCGTACTGTTCGACCACTTCGCGCATCAACTGGCGCGCGCCGGGTTCACCCGGTATTCGGCACGTGCCATCCTGCACCGCATCCGCTGGCATCATCACGTCGAGCGCGGCAACCGGACGTTCAAATGCAACAATTTGTGGACCCCGGCGATGGCCCGCGCCTGGCTCGCCGAGAACCCGCAATATCCGGGGTTTTTCGAGACGCGCGCTTCGCCGGGCGGAGGCCATGACAACGACGAATAGGGGACAAGACGGTGAGTGTCCCTGGGACGCCGAGTTCCTGAACAACCCCGTCAGTCCGTGGGCGCGCTCCGTGAAATCACGCGCCGCGACGGGCAACTTGAATTGCAATTGATTGGATATAAATCCAGTGGAGGCCGTAATGGCTGAGAGTGAGTTGACCCTGGCCCAGGTTGCCGAGCGGCTGCGGCTGCAGCCGATTACCCTGCGGCGCTTTTTGCGTCAGATCGGGTTTGAGGCGATCCAGGGCGGCGACACGCTACTCTTTACCGAGGCCGATTACCTGATCATCCGCGAGGCTCGCCGCAAATGCCGCTCACGATCATCGACCGCAAAGGCACCAAATACCTCCGCGGCACCGTCCGAGGCATCGCTATCTATGAGAGCACAAAAACTAAGAACGCGGCGCTTGCCGAAGCGATCCGCATCAGCCGCGAAAACCAGCTCCTCCATGAATCCGTACTCGGACCCCGAGCCAGTCGTACATTTGAAGCGGCAGCCATAGAATACGTCGAGGCGCGCGAACCGGGCCGCTCGCAGCGCGACGCGATCCTTGGCGCCGAGCGAGCCGATGGCAGCTTGTCTCCCTGTCTGTTGACCGATTTCGGCGCCATGCTGTGCGCCAAGATCGATCAGGACGCCGTCGATCGCGTCATCAAGCGGCGCTTTCGCGGCCGGTCGCCGGCCACCATCCAGCGCGCCCTGCTGACGCCGCTCAAGGCGGTGCTGCATTTTGCAGCCAAAAAGAAATATTGCGATATTCCGGCATTCGACCCGCCGCAAGGGCAGCAAAGCCGCGGGCGCACCCGCTGGTGCGATTACGACGAGGCCGACCGGCTGCTCCGCGCCTGCTCACCGCATATCTACCACATCGTCCTCTTCCTGCTGCTGACCGGGGCGCGCATCGGCGAGACCTTGGCGCTCGAGTGGGGCGACGTCGATCTCGCCGGGAACTGGTGCATTTTCCGTAACACCAAACGCAACAAGCGCGGCCACCTCGAGGGTGAGGCGCGCGGTGTGCCGTTGCACCCGCAGCTTGTCATGATGCTCGCCAATCTGCGGCGCCGTCCGGGCCAGGCCCAGGTATTTCTGACCCCGGACGGTGAGCCCTACGCCGCGCGCGACGGCGGCGGTCATATCAAGACCGGCTGGCGGGCTGCCTTGCGTCGCGCCGGCATCGCGGATCTGCGGGTACACGACCTGCGGCACACCTTTGCGACCTGGCTGATGCTGGCCCGCGTGCCCGATCGGATACGCGAGGAGATCATGGGTCACCAGGCGTCTTCGATGGGGTCGCGCTACGCGCACGTCCCCAAGCCGGAGATCATAGATGCCGTGTCTCTGTTACAGACCCGTGCAAAATCCGTGCACCAGTATCGGACGGATCGCGGATTACCGAAGAAAATCAATGACATGAGGCTGGTCGGCTAACCCCCTTGGTAAGGGGGAGGTCCGGGGTTCGACCCCCCGCGGCAGCACCAAATTCCCCCTAGAAAATCAATGGCTTACTGAAAATGCCCGAAATCGGCTCGGACCTCAAAAGACCTCAAAATACCGTGAACAGACCGTGAAGAGCGGACAAAATCCGTGCAAAATCCGTGCACGGGCGTGCAAATCCGTGCAGGGAGGGATAGAGAACGTAGGTTAGGAGGGGGAATATGGACGAGGATCTCTACGCCGAAATCTGGCGCAGATTTGATGGGGCGGAAGGCATTGAAGGGGCGCTGTATGCGATTGCCCTGACGCTGGCCAGTATCGATGGTCAGCTTGAGAGGCTCGGCGACTCCGAGGCTTCGCTGTTGAGCGTGCTTGAGAGTTTGCGCCTCAACCTCGGCAACAAAATCTCAGATGCCAGCTACAGGATTGCGGAGGCGATCGAGAGGGATTGACACCCGGTCGTAAATCTGCGACCCCCCCATGCAGCTACGGCCGATCCGGCCGGGCGGTTATCGGCTGGAGGCCGCATGCATCGCACCCTTATCGTTTCTCTGCTCTCGATCTACCTGCTTGCCGCCGTCTCGTATCAATGCGTGCTCGAGATCGTGCCGTGCCACGAGACGCCAACCTCAACCGACGTCGCCGCTGCGAGGGCGTAATGACCGACGATCTGGAATTGCTGCACCGGGCCGGCGAGCTGCTCTACGGCCAGGACTGGCAGTCCGAGCTGGCGCGGGCACTGGGCATCTCCCCGCGCTCCGTGCAACGGTGGGTCGCGGGAGAGCGTCTCCCGGCCCCCGAGCGGTGGGCGGCGATCCACGCTCTCGCGGTCGAGCGGGGCGAGGAGCTGGCGCACCTCCTCGAGGAATTGGCGGCCAGGAAATAGGTCTAGGTCGCGCCCGTCCGCTGTAATTGCCGCGCGAGCCGCGGCAGCGCAACGCCAAGGAGATCGTCGGCGAGCTGCAGCGCATCGATCGGGCTCAGCTCAACTTCCTGGCCGTCGCGCCCCTCATAGACCGTAAGGCGGATTTTTTTCCCATCATCGGTGACGATGGCTCGGCTGTCTGCTATCAACATGCTTCTCGGAAGTTGGAGAGGGGAAGATGACGATTGATACGCTGGCCTATACCAAACACTTGGAAGAGGCAGGCGTCGAGCGCAGGCAGGCCGAGGCATTCGCCGAGGCGTTGAACCATTTTGCCATGCCGGACCTAGCGACCAAGTCCGATCTCGCCGCATTAGAGCAGGCAACAAAACGAGATATTGCCGCCCTCGAGCACAAGCTGGTCGCGATGATGCACACGATCGAAATCCGCTCGCTCGGCATTATCGCGGCAATGCTCGGGCTGGCGGTAACGATAATCAAATGGGCGTGAGGTCAGCGCGCCTCTAACAATCGCTGCACGTCCTTACACGATTCCGTGACCGCGACAAATTTGGCCGTCGTCAACCCCACCACACAATGCGCGCCGCGGACAAGGAGACGGTTCTGGTGCCCGGACTGCTCCGACGTCTCGCGTAGCGTGACGACATGCGCCGGGTTGATGGCAACCTCGTAGCCGTCGGGAAAGTGCAAAATGACGAGCTGCACAGTCACGAGGAGCGGCAGCAGCACGTGGATCATCCGTGGATCGGGGCGCCCCAGATGGCCCATCCGACCAGCAGAAACATGACGAAAAGGAAGACGTTGTTGACCCAGATCGGGCCGCCGGGGGCGCCAGGCCAGTATGACCACAGGCTGAAGGCCAGCCAGACCAGCATCAAAATCCAGAAGCACAGGCCGAGCGTCATGTCAGGTCACCCCGATTGAATGGTGGAAAAAAATCCCGATATGTGGGCCGTGACCACGGGACATCGAGTAGATGCTCGCCTTCGCCTGCTTAGCTATCGGTTTCTTTTTGTACCTGGCGATATGCGTGGCGCTCGGGCCTCCGAAAGATTAGAACCCCAGTAATCTGCCGAAATCGCTCCAGCTATACAGCCTGCCGTCCGGGCTTGGGCCAGGCGGCAACCGTGGCGTCCTCGATCCCGGCAAGGGCGGCAGTAAGCCGGTCTGCGGGTCAGGCACCTCCGAAGCAGGCACAACTGAACCCGGCTGCGGCGGCGGCGCTAATAGGCCGGGTATCAGCGCCCGAACGACGGCAGCCTGGTTGGGCTCCATATTCGCCAGCCGGTCTTGGTACTCGGGCGAGCCCTCTCGAACCTGCCTTGCGACATTGTTGATGTCGCGCCGAGCAAGTGCATTATCGATATTCCTTGCGACGCGCCCGGCTATATTTGGCACTCCTGCCGCAAGAAGTGCGGGCCAACCGCCTCCCATGGAAGCCAACGCTCCCGCACCGCCACCACCATAAATCAACCCCCGCAAGCCGCCCAATTCGCTACCGGCAGCATTAACTGCTTGACGAACACGCCCCCCAGTCTTGGCCGCCTCAAGCGCGGCCAAATCATTCGCAGACCACCCAAACGTATTCTTATCGTTCTCCATGTAAGTTCGGATCTGAGTGTCGAGCGCGTCGCTGTAATTAGTCTTGCGGGTACGATTCTCGGTACGGCCCATAATGCTGCCGCCAGTCCCGCTTGGGCGATCGCTTCCGGTAATATCGAGGGATCGCTCTCCGGCTCCGTAGTTGGCGTTCGCCTTGCGGTAGGTATTGACCGTGGCGGCAACCTCCTCCGGCGTCCCGGCCGTAACGTGACCGGGGTTCATCGGCAGGTTGTCGATGTGCTGATTGATCCGCTTCAACATCGCTTGCGCCACGTCGACCTCGTACGGGTTGCCTTTATCCGTCGCGGTCGCCCTGTGATCGTTCAGCACCTGCCTGAATTGTTCCCGAAGATCCATCAGGTCATGGAAGCTCAGGTCACCCTTTTGGTTGATGGCGTTTTCGATGATCGTGTTGCTGTCGCCGACCTTCGTTCTACCGACAACGGAGAGCTTGGACAGCTCGTCCAGCGCAGCCTGCTGCAGCGGGCCGCGGTCCATCATAACCGGCGACTGCCGAACCTGATCGAGCCCAGCGCCCCCAATAGCCTTTAGATCACTGGCCGGCGGCAGTGGCGGTTTCTCCGGGTTGAAATAACGATACGCAGACGTCCCGGCGCTCGGCACCACACCCGCAATAGCCGCCAGCCGCGGCCATTCTGGCGCCAACTCTCTGACGCTTTGACCCGCTGCGCCGCCAATTGCTCCCTGGATAGCGCCTCCGACGCCAAACGGAGCACCGGAAATGCCGCCCTCAACAGTTGCCATTGCGGTGCGCCCGAACGGCGTTTCCGCCTGGTATTCCGGGATTCCGGTCTTGCGAAAAATTGCATCGCCGAGTTTCTGCCCGGGGCTGCCGCCACCCACCGGCTCTCCGAGAAAATCTGGTGGCGGGGTCGCCATGGCCGCCCGGTATCGCTCCGCGAGCGGAGGGCTGATCATTGTCCGGGGGAAGTCCCCCGCCCTCTCCGGTAGGTCCACGAGGCCGGTGCCGCCGCGCACAGTCGCCGTGAACGGCCCGCCTTTCAGCCAATCGGTCGCCCCTCCCATCCAATCGCCAGGGGCACGGCTGACCGGCGCGGTCGAGCCGCTAATCCGCTCCTGCGCCTGCCGCTGATCCCAGGTCATTGCCTTCTGGGCTTCTGCCACGGAGGGCGCTTCATAGATTTGGGTCGAGCCGTCCCCAGCGCGCAATGGAATGCGCATCATCGATCCGGTCGGCGCCGGGGTGTTCATTCTCTCCCAGTCGAACGCTTTCTGCGCGTTCTCCTGAGAGTCGGCGTCGAATTGATGCACCTGCCCGTCCGGGCCGGTGACGCTGTAGACGGTCACTGGACGCGCCTTCCATACGGGTTTTGACCGGGGGCGGCGGTATTGGATTGACCCGGTTTCCGACCCTCTTTTATGTCTTGGAGCGCGGCCACCTCACCAGGCGACAGAGGCGGCCCTAGCTTGGCAATGCGCTCTTGCGCCTGAGCATAATCCGGGACCCCGGTTGCAGACACCGATTCTCGCCAAATCTGCGCGACCTGCCGATCGTAGTCGTTCAACCGCAACGAAATGTTGATCGCCTTGACCAAGCCCTCCGGCGAGTCGACCATCCGGGGGATTGATGGCGCAAACATCTCGCGCTCCGTATTGGAGTACGATCCCTGCGCTTTCGGCACTGAGGCGAACTGCAGGTAAGCCGCAGCCTTCTGGAAGGTTTCGGCCGACGGAACCTCATTGCCCTGGATAAAGCCGAGGTCTTTTAGGATGCGTTGCCCACTGAGCCGCAACTCGGCGCTAGCTCCCGGCTGGAATCCCTTCATCGCCTCGGCCATCTGGCCGAGAACCTGGGTATGTTTGTTAGCGGCGGTTTCTGCTTGCTGCGCGGTGCCAAAAGCCGTGGCCGCGTTCTTTGCCATGTCCTCCGTACCCGGCGGATATACTGGCGTGCCAACGATATTGTTGCCGAGCGGGCCACCACTGGCTGGCGGTGCTCCGGCTGCCGCCCCGCCCTGCGGCGTAATCGGTGCGGCTGGCACCCCCGGCAGGCCGGCATTCGGGTTGAAGCTGCGCGCATAATCGGCTTTCGGGATTAGCCTGGTTTCCAGACGGTTCGTCTCGGGGTTCTTAACGGTGACCGGCTGGAAGTCGAATTGCGCAGCGCGTCCTTGCTTCCACGCATCCAACTGTTCGTTGAGCGCAGCTTTCTGCCCTTCCAAACGGATCTGTTCGTCTGTCTTGTACGTCTCGCGCTTGTTTATCTCTGGCGTTCTGGACTGTTCCTCCGCAGTCGTCAGCGCCCCTTTCAACGCCGGATTAGCGTTCGGACCGTAATATTCCGCCTGCTGCTTGATGATCGCTTCCAATCGCTGCGCGTTCGGCGAGTTCTTCAGCGCATCAGCCAGACCGCCAAAAGGGTCGCCGGTAATCCCGCCGAGAGCCGCCTGCGCGCGTAATTGTGCGATCCTAACCTGCAATGCCAGTTGCTGCTGCTCGTTCAGACCGGCTGGCATCTGCGGCATGTAGGACGGCCCCGGCCGCACTGCTGCTGGCGGCGCAACAGGCATCCCAGGGACGGCGGGCGGCGCTGATGCCGCAGGCGGACCAGCAGGAGCCGGTGCCGGTGCCGCGAGCGGGCCAGGACCGGCAAACGGCGACGCCGGCTCCTGCGGCGCGGCGAGCAATCCACCCTGCGGCATTGGCGGCAATCCCGCCGGCCTTGGTATCGCCAGCGGTCCTTGACCGGGCGCCAGCGGAGAGACGAGACCGCCCTCGGTATCCCCGCCGCCCATCGTGTCGCCGCCGCCCATTGCGGCCAGCGTCGCAAGTTGCCCTGGTGTCGGCGGCGGATACATAGATGTTTTGACCGGCGCCGGCCCGCCCAGTTCCGGTGGGAGGGGCGGTGCGCCGGGGCCGGTAGGCCAGGCCCGTCTCATTGCCTCGGGAGAGGCTCGCGCACGATTAGGTGGCGGGCCAATCTCCTGCTGAGACGGCAATGACATCAACGCCGCTGAGGGCTGCTCCGCGTCCGTAGACTCTCCAAGCAATCCGCTGAACTTGGGCAGATTGAATGCCGACGGGAGCGGCCTGTCGGAAGCGGCGGCATTTGCAGCAGCCGCTATGTCGGGTCCACCGAAAGCCCGAAAGGTTGAATTGGTGATCTGAAACGGCCCGCCCGCGGTGTGTGTCGCGTCAAAGCGGTAATTCGGGATGTTCTTCCCGCCCATGCTCTCCCGCGCCAGTATCATTGGCTTGGCAGCGTTCCACTGCTCTTCCGTTACCGGGCCTGAAGTCGGCAGGCCAGCCGCCCGAAGATCGGCTGCAAGTTTCGGATTCCAGTCTCCGGCCCAATGCTGAAGACCACTGGTCGTGGCAATTTTCTTGGCGACCTGCTCCTGCACCTCGGGAGGGTGCTCCATCGCCAGGGAGCCAGGATTGCCGGGTTGTCCGATCGGGATCGCTTCGCCGGTTAGCGTCCCGCCACCTCCACCCGCTCCGCCGCCGCCAGTCGGCGTTCCTGTGCCGGATGACGCGCCGTCGCCAGCGGGCTCGTTCGGCTGACCCGCGCCTGGCGCAGCACCGAACTTGATGATGCCGTCCAGTACACCCTTGTACATATCCGGCAATTTCTTGCGCAGATCGGAGAGTTCCTTGAGGTTCTGCGTCTCGGTGGCGAGCTTCTGGATTTGCAGGATTTTCAACAACGAATTGTTGTCGCCCCCGCTGAAGGCGGCGGCGGCCTTGCCGATCGCCGAACCGATCGGGATCGGCATGCGCGACGGCATCCCCGCATCCGCGAGGGCTCCGGCGAGGGCGCCCCACTTTGCGTTGTCGGCGTTGGCAAGTTCCTGCTGCAGCAGCTTGTTGTAATCGATATTGCCGCTGCCGCTCAGCAAACCGGCATAGTCGACCCCGCCGCCACCGCCGCCGCCACCAAGTAGCCCGTCAAACAAGCCCATCGCCGGAAATCCCTCTCAAGGCTCAATTATCGCCGGGCGTGCTCGTCGCGCCGATGATGCTCGCGCGCCTGCTGGCTCTGCTTCTCCGCCTCACGGCGTCCCTTGACCCGGTTGATCGCGGCCTGCTGATGCGGCGTCCGGGTCGCCAACGGGAGCTGCGATTCGAGATCCTCGATCCGATCATAGGCGGCATCGAGTTCCTCTTGGAGCTGAGCAAAATCCGACATGTCACCCTCCTCGGTTTTCGACTTGAGCTAAACGTGCTTCCAGTTCTTTGACGGCGTTCAGCAGGACAAATATGAGATGCCCTGGCGCCAGTGTGGCGAGCCCGTCGTCAGCGAGCCCGACCATCTCCGGCAACACCGGTTCGACCTCCTGCGCCACCAGGCCATAATAGGTCTGCCCCTCGACAGCAAAGGGCGACTTGCCGGGGATGTAGCGAAACGAGCAGGGATTGAGCCTGAGCGCCGCGGCTAACCCTGCGCGATACGGCTTAACGCCCTCCTTGATCGAGCCATCGCTAAGCGTGCTCCACGTACCGGAGGCATTCAAACAAGTGCCGGCCGCGGCACCGCCCGTAGTCGTCACAAACGCCGCGACATTGAGCGTCGCCGCCCGGTTGGTGAACCAGTGCGCGTTATCGCAGCGGTAAAAGCTGCCGTTCGGGCCGTAGAGATCAATCCCGACCCCACCGCCCCCGTCATAGATCGCGTTACAGGTTCCTTGGCCATCAGTGCGGTGAACCGCGAGATTGTTACCGCTGACCCGGATTGTCGGGGCGTCGACGTAGGCATTGGCAACGATCAGATTGCAGGCGATGGAATTCGTGATGTTTGCGCTGGCTGCCGAAACCGAACTATTGGCGGATATGGTGCTATTCGACCAGAGACTGCCCGCGGTCAGTGCCGCGTCAACATCCAGATTGCCGGCCGCGTGCATATAATTGCCGGTAACCGAATTACCGCTGACCTGACCGTCGGCTGAAATGCTTCCGGTGGCATGCAATGACACAGTGTCCAGATTGCCGGCTGAGTGTATATAATTGCCGGTAACCGAATTACCGCTAACCTGACCGTCGGCTGAAATGCTTCCAGAGGCGTGCAATGACACAGCATTGACCGCATTGGCGCTGATATCGCCGGATGCGGTAATGTTGCCGGTCGATGTTAGCCCAGGCACCACCAACGGCCCGGTCAAGGTGCCGCCAGAGAGCGGCAGACAATTGGCAATCCCGGTGGTGACCGTGTCGTACCACCGCTTGATGGCACCCATCATCATGCGGCCGACGTCGTTGACGCCGCTCGGTTGCATGCCCTCGGGCCAGCCATCCGGCGGCGTCAAATTGTTGCCGGCGTCGGTGTTTGACCAGCTCGATACCTCACTCATCGCTGCACCCACCTCATCGCGACGCGCCGCGAGATTGCTTCAAACGGCAGCAGGATCGCGAGCCGCCCGTCTTCCGGGACATGGCTCTCGAGCGCGTCACAAGTTTCCAGAAATCCCCACGGAGACGCGGTCGCCTCGGTGATGACGTTACCTTCGGCATCGCGCGCCTGCACGACCCGCGCCCGGCTGGCGTCCATCCCCTGACACCGCTCCGCGATCACCGGCTTGGGCTCCGGGTAGCCCAAGATCCACGCCATTGTCGTATCGTCCGCCGATCGTTCGAAAGCCTCGGCCAGCCGCTTATGTAGGGTCACCAGCGTGCCCTCGGGCCTGCGGGTGACGTAGGCGTCGATGCTCGCCGGGATCAGATACTGATCGGCCGGCACGCAGAAGCAGGCGCGTTTCGGATGGTCGACATCAATCGTTGCCAACAATTGCGCCTCGATGTCGCGCGGCGGCTCGGGGATCAGAAGCGTCATAGCTTCGACAACGCCGCGCCGATCCCGCTCAGCAACCCGCCGCCACCTGCGGCCTCCGCTCCCGCCGCCGCGGTAACGGGGCCGGCAAGCCCCGCCGTAAGCGTCGGCACCCCGGCAGCGGTCAATGCCGCATCTCCGGCAAGGGCACTTGATAGCGCGCTGCTGGCGCCGCCTAACCCCGCGAGCCCACCAGTGCCGCCGAGCAGAGACTTCAGCCCGGTAAGGCCCGACAACGTGCTGGCTAAGCTGTTCTGGAAATACGGCTGTGTCGTCGATGAACTGCCGGTTGTCGGCTGCCCGATGTTCTGTAGATACATCGAGAGGTCTTTGAACGGCTCCATCTGCTGCGCGTTGTAGCGGTTCATCGCATCGTTGATGCCGGCCTGCGCCTGTTGCTGCAACGTGTCGTTGATGCCGGTAAAACCTTGTCCCGCCTGAACCAATTGATTGGCGGCGTTGTACTGGCTGTTGAGCATGCCCGGGTATTGCTGCAGCGCCGCCGTCCGGTCGTCATTGCCGGCCTGGTAGCCACTTTGCAGCGTTCCGGCTCCGGCGGTTTGCGCTAAAAGCGTGCGCCCGAGGTCTTGGCCTGCCGCATTATAACCCGCCATGCTGGCGTTGGCGGCGTTGGTCTGATTGGCTCCGTATTGCTGGCCGTAATTGGCGCCAGCCTGGGCCTGCAATCCGGCGTATTGATTGGCCGCAGCATCCTGCCGGGCGCGCTCGTTGGCGTAATTGGTGCCGTAAAGATTGGTCGATATGTCACCCAGCGTCTTGCCGAGGTTCTGCTCGTTCTGACCCTGCACGCCGGTGAATGCGCCACTGCCGTAGCGCCCCGCCCTTGCCATCTGAGAGGCGAGCGTCGGCGCGGTCGACGTCTGGTAATTCCGGGTCACTGGGTCCATCGCCGCCTGGGCCATCTTGTCCAGATACGGGTTGCTGTTGAGGAATGCCCCGCTCGCTGTCTTGGCGAGCTGCTCCATCCCGGCGCCTTGGCCCTGCGCGATATTCCCCAGCGTCGAGAGCCCGAGGTTTCCGCCCGCGAGGTTTTGTGCGTACTGATTGCCGGAGGCGATCGCCTGCCCGGCCTGATTTCGCAGATTTGTCTGGTCCGCGTCCGTCCCTTCAGCCAACGCCACCATGCGATTGTAGATAGGCGAATTCTGAACACCGCTCTTGGTTAGTGAATCCATCCAGGCATTGTTCGCGGCAGGACGAAAACCAGTGTCATTGGCACGGGCGGTATCGACGAGCCCCTGGTAGCCCTGATTGAGATAATTCGACGGCGCGGTGTAGGGCGCCATCGTCTGACCGGGGAAGTAGCGCGGCCCGCCGATGTCTTCGTAAAGGTTCTTGGCCTGGTTCCAACCCTGCGTCAGGAACGGCAGTTGCGCCTGCTGCGTCGGGTTGATCGTCGTCGTCGTCGTGTTGCCGCTCGGCCCCTTAGACGGCATGGCCCAGCTCCTTTATTGCGACGATGTCCCGAACCGCAACCTGATCGCCGGTCAGCCGTCCCCGCCAGGCACGAGCCCAGCCGGGACGACCGGCGCAGAGGATGTGCGAGCAACCGGCGGCACGCGCATGTTCGTCAAAAGTCTTGATCGCGACGTCGATCCACACCCGCATTTCGCGCCCGCCGCAGAACATCATCTCGAGGACGCGGCGTCGCGGGTACTCGCGGATCTCGGTGGCGATGACGGCGAGTAGCTTTCCGTTGCGCTCGATCAGCCAGATGCCGCAGCGTCCCAGCATCGACAGCCGCAAGACATCGACCGGCAGATAGCAATCGGTGATGTGCGTTGCCTTGTAGAGCAACGGCTCGATCTCATTCCAGCGGCAGCACAGCTCATCGAGCTGCGGCAGGCGCACGGCTATGATCGGCTGCGGCACCGGGCAGACATCCGACACCGCCACGAAATCAGGCTCACACAATGTCATGTACCAAGCACCCGCCAGACTGTCCCATTGAACCAGAGTAGCTGCCGGGTCGTGCCGCCACCGGCAGCATTGCCGCCCCAGCCGGCGACACTGCCGTCGGTGATGTATGCCATCGTGCCGGGCGTGACGTTGGTCGGCAGGGTCGCGAATGTGTAGGGCGGCCGGTCGGTCAGACCGATCAGTTGGTTCACGCTGCGCGCAATGTCCCGCAACCAACCCGCCCAATTGCCGGGCGGCTGTTCCGGCGCGACCCGTGTCATGGCCGGCGGGCTATGCGCGCTCATCGCAACTTAGCCTCGGGCCGCAATTCGACATCGAGCCCCTGGAGATGGCGGAATTCCTGCGCTGCCGGCAAATCCATCTGGAACCTGAGATAGCGCCCGGTGACCCGCTGCGGACACTCGCCGATCACATTGCAATGAACTCCCGGCTCCCAGACCACCGGGTCGGTCAGATGCTCGCGGTGCCCGACAGAGACGGTGACATTGTCCTTGCAGCCCGGCGCGCCTTGGATCAGGGGACGCACCGACGACACCCAGGCGCGCTGCCGGTCGTTAGGTTGCGTCTCGGCGGTCTGCAGGGTCGGCGCCATTGCTGGGCCGCGGCCGACACCGAGGCGATGGTTGGGATCGAAAGCGGTCACGAATTGCGAGCTATTGCCAACCCAGAACGGATCGTCGAGCGGCGGCTGGATGACATCGAGATTGCCGAACGGGTCGAGCTGATCGAGGTTGTAGCTGGTCGCGTACATCCCGGTCGTCAGCCACTCGAGACGCGCCGTCGCCGGCTCGAGTTCGACAATCGAGGCGCGCCCCAGTTCCCAATTATAGATCAGCAAGCGGTTGAACAGACCGCCGGTACTGATGCCGCCGGAGAAGGCCCAGATAATCGTTCTGGTTCTCGGGTCGGCGACGCCCTGGACATTGGCGACGTAGGTAGCGTCAAGCTCGCGGAAGAACTCGCGGTCGAATTTCTGCGCGCCGATTGGAATGCTCGCCGAGCCATCGAATGCGGCAAAGCCATTCTCCGAGAGGTAATAGGCAACCGGGCGGATCGCGCCGCCCTGATCGCGCGCATGCCCCTGAACGATCGATAGCGGCGAGATCGTGCCGCTGGCGCCCTGAGCCACTTGAAATTGGAACATCAATGGTGGTCCGGTAGAGGCACCTATGTAAATTCCGCGTTCACAGAAGACAGCAACATCACTAGCGGGAGCGAGGCCGGGCACTATCCCGGTGACGACACCCAAGTCGGTCTGCTGCAGATCCTGAAAATCCGACTGGAGTTGCAGTGCGGTTATACTGCCTGGCGTCGGCCAGGTCGTCGGATCGCCCAGCGCACTCCACCACACCCGGTAAGGCACCGGCCCGAAGGTGGGATCGTTGGTATTGCCGACCATCACGAAGTCTTTGACGGTCGCGACATACTTAGCGAGCGGCGCGGTCGCGGCCAGCAAGGCAAAATGCGGGTCGCCAACCAGGAGGCTCTGCATCGGATCGATGCCGTTAGTGGCGATGACCCGGTTACCAAAGCTGGTCATTGACCAGAAGCCCTTGGGTGGAGTGGCGTAAACTCCGCCGGTCGTGCGGCTGCTGTCGGTCAGGGTCCGGGTGCCGAGCGGTATCTGGTAGAGTTTCTGCCGGTCACCGGCATAGTGATGAACGATGTCGGTCTGATCTTTGACGCTGTAGCTGCCCTGGCACCGCTCGGTCAGCGTGTTGTCGCTGTACGGGCTGAATGTCGGCATCGGGCCGTAAGATTTTCCGGTCAACGGCACGCAGTTGCGCATCAATGGGCTGCCGGCATTGGCAAAATCGGGCTGATCCGGCAGCCATTCCGGCCACGGCACTGCGGGCATTTCAGCTCCCCTGAACGGCTGGCGGCAAGCGCGCCTCGATAGCGGTTAGCCGCTCCGAAATCTCGCGAAGGGCGTTGATTACGCCGAAAATGATTCGGCCATAGTCGACGGTTTTTACCGTCCCATCTCCCGCATCGATCGGCGAATTCCCGACCAGCTCGGGCATCACCAACTCGACCTCTTCAGCGATCAGGCCATAATTTATCGCCGGGCCAAACGTGCTAACCCGCCAACTAAATGTCACCGGACGCAGGCCGCATATCTCTGTCAGGCCAGAAGTGTAATCGTTAACGTTTTCCTTCATCGTTATGGAGCTGGCAATGGGCGCCCAGGTGCCGCTGGTATTGTAGCAGGAGCCATCTCCTGAGATTTGCAGACGATTGGTGGCGTTATCCAAAATCCTGAATACCGGCGTGACGCCATCGGCCGACAAATACCAGGTGTGCGCCGCGCCGGTCTGGGTCATCCCGACCGTGCAATTGTTCCCCGGCGCCGCATTAAGCGCGAGCGTCTGCCCTGCGGTTGCATTAACGGTGTGGAAGGCCGACCTGACCTCCCCCACAAAATTGCCAGTTCCCGGCCCAAGGTCAGTCGCGCCGCCGACACTCAGGCCGCCATTGGCCCCGACTGTGAGCCGCGACAAATTATTGGTGCCGATCTCGAACAGCGCATTGTCTCTGACGTAGAGAGACGCGCCGGCAGCGGCATTTACCAGCAGGTCGGTTCCTGTCGGATTTCCGGTATTGGTGAGGTGGAGACTGGCAGCAGCCGCCCCGGTGCTGGCGACCGTGATTTTCGACGCCCCCGCATGCGAGACGGTTGCGTCGCCCGACAATGTTCCGCCTGCTGCCGGGTAAGCGCCGAGAGCGGTCAGAGCATTTGGCGCGGTGGTCGACCCCGTACCGCCCTTGGCAACCGGCACCGTCGCCAGGGTCGTGGTGATTGCGGTCGTGCCAGAACCGCTGACGTCGCCGCTCAGCGTGATATTCTGGTTGCCGGTTAAATACGGCCCGGTCCACTGCGTATTGAAATCGGTCGCGTTGATCTTGGTCAGAGCCTGACCGGTCGTGCCTCCCGCCGCTACTCCCGGCCCTGCTGGCCCGATCGGACCCGTCGGACCCGCCGGCAGCGCCCCGACGATCGCGACCCATTTGCTGCCATCCCACTGCCACTGGTCATAGACCTGGCCGTTGCTCGGCGAAGAGGGGAAGTCCAAAGGCATTCGTGTTATCCCGTATTGACCGCGACGGCTGTCTGCCAGACCGAGGTGACCGGCGGCGACAGCAGCAAGACCTCGCGCGCCATGCCTGAGAGGGTCAGCGCGGTCGGGGTCGTCGTCAGCACCTCGCGCACCACCCCGGCAAGGGTCGCTGAAGCGTTGGTGGTGAACAGCACCTCGCGCGGTTCGCCGGCATTGCGGATATCGGTCATGTCTCGACCTTGACCCCGGCCTGCGCCGCATCGAGCGCGGTCTTGGTCCAGGCGATATTGCCGTTCGGGTCGCGCTCGTAATGGCTCGTCATCCAGCCGAAGCTGGTACCGGGCGCGAGCGCAGTACCGCCGGTCCCGGCGCTGTCGGTCGCCCCGGATTTGAGGCGCACCGAGGCGGTCTTCACGCCGGCGTCGGACTTGGCAAGGCTGGCCTTAACCGCGACTGCGTAGATCGCCGAGGGCGGCGCGCTCAGGACCGGGAATGCATAGAGGTCTTCGTGACCGACAACGGCGTCAAAAAGATACGAAAGCGCACCGTCGTTCGGGTTCTGATCGACCGTCGCCCAGTTGGATTGACCGGAGACATTGCCCCAGGTCACGGTGCCCGCTGCCGCGCTCATCGCCGGGGCGGTGCCTGGCGCGCCGGATGCAAAAGTCGAGGTTGCGATCAAATCGTCAGTGGCGGACGACAGCCCGGCAAAGCCTGTCGACACGAGGATGTCGCACATAAATCCGATAAAATACTGGATGCCAGCAGACAGCGCGACGCCACTCGTCAGCGGCATCGTCTTTGCCGTGGCTGCAGTGGTGCCGGTAACCGTCGAGCCCGAACCCAGCAAGCTACCAGGTGCGCCGGCGGTGCTGGAATAAACCACCGGCCGCAGATTAACCGTGCCGCTTGCAGTTGCCGCCAAGACGCTGATGCTGTTCAGCGTGCAGGCTGTAAACGGCGTGACGGCGCGCAGCCGCAACTGATTGGCCGCCGAGGAGACATTTGTCCCGGTGCGGCTTACGGTGCTGCCCAGGATACCGGCGCCAAGCGCAAACTGCACCGCGCCATCAGCGTTGGGGAACTGCGTCTCGATGCGCGGGCTGGTCAGCAAGGGCGCGTTGTTGGTCGTGCCGGTCGTGTCGAAGAGGTAGAAATCATCGACCGTCAGGCTGCCACTGCTGGCAGCCGCGCAAGAAATACCGTTTGCAGTTGAATTGGCTGTTGCTGTCGTATCGCCGCTGCCGGACAGAATGCTAACCCCGTCGAGCCAGAGCTGATAGGAGCCGGCATTGGCGAATGTGAAATCCCATTCGAGATAATGGGTGCTATTTGCAGCTACGCTTGCCGCGCTTGTACCAAGGATGGTCCCGATATTATATGTACCGTTTCTAACCGCAATCGTGCCATTTGAATTAAAACAAATCCCAGCCTGAGCCGACCCGGCATCATAAAACTGAATGCCGGCTTGCGCGACCAGTGTCGAAGAAAACCGCACACCGCCAATCAAACGAGCATAATTTGCCGTTAACGTTTTTGTGATGCTCCCTGACGAGCCACTGACAAACGCCTGGCCCGTGGCGCTCAAAGGGGCTCCTATTTGTAGCGCCGACCCGACGGTTGATGTCCACTCCCCCGCCGTCAGCAACGCCGCAACCGCGCTCGAATTACTGTTCGCCGCGCCGTACTTATCCCACCCCTCCATAGCGATCAGCGCCACCGTCACACCTCCTGCGCGACCAGTGTGACGTAGACATTGGCGAGCGTCGCATCGGCCGTCGCCGGGCCGCTCAACTGCACCACGTCACCCTGCACCAGGTCGATCGCCACGCCGCCCGACGTCGCGAAAGTCGGCGTGATCGTACCGGCCGCGAAAGTGATCGTGCCGATGGCCGAGAACACCGTCGGCGTCGCGGCGAGCGCCTTGGCGACCGTCAAGACCGTGCTTGCCGTTGCGTTGGCCGTCGCTCCTGCCTCGCTGAGATACCCGGCGTAGCTACCGAAATTCGCCGGGAAGCGGATTGCTTTGCTGACCCGATGCAATCCGAGGAGTTGAGATGACCCGAGTACACCGCCGACGAACGAAAACCCCATGACGTATTTCTGGGCGGCCATTGTCGCGGCAGTCGCCTCGATCCACTGGGCCGAAGTGCCGTCGTCGTACCAGATCATCAGGCCGCCGCCGACGGTATCGAACCACAGATCGCCCTGTACCGGGCTCGATGGCGCGGTCGCGCTGACCGTTGTATGACCCGGCGCGCCGGTCGGCCCGGCAGGCCCGATCGGCCCGGCAGGCCCAGTTGCACCTGGCGGTCCTACAGCCCCCGCAGTGCCATCGGCGCCGGCCGGACCTTGTGGCCCCGGCGGGCCAGGCATCCCGATGTTATCGACGACATCGATAACCCACGGCGCCGGGACAACAACGTCGACCGCGGCTATGTCGGGGACGATGACATCGGTCATGCAGCAGACCGCGTCACGTCAGACACGACGGAGGTACGCCCCGCCAATACCGTCGAAACATCTCCCGACGGATAGAGAAGCTGCAGATCCCACATCGCGCGTACCGGCGAGAGCGCAGCAGATGCGTTCGGCCCCAGCACCATGTCGATGCGGTTGGGCGCCGACACGGTACAGACGAATTCCGCCAGAACCGCGCCATTCGGCCCCGCCCGCATCTGGGCCGTCGCCGTCACGCCCGTCAGATCCACCGGGGTGGTCTTCGCCGCATCCTTCCATAGGAGGAACGCCCACGTCCCGGTGTCGCCGCGGTAAATTTCAAGATCGAAGCAGGCCGGCATCCTCATGGCGTCGGCACTCCGGTTCGCATCTGCAACGGCGCACCAGGCCAGCGTCTGCGCTGGTCGTGCGCCTCGATTGAATTGAACGCCATCTCGCGCCGCTGACCCCAGGCGAGGGCGCGCTCGTCGGCGCCGATAAAAGCCTCGGCCTCGACCAAAGACCCGAACAGGTAGGCGTCCGGGTGCTCGGCGAGCAGCCAATTGCTCGGCGCACTGTCGGAGAGCGGCGGCAATCCGCGCCGGTAAGTGATGACGACCGGCGTGTCGCCCCAGGACGAGGACGGCATCAATTCGAGCGTCGCGCCGCCACCCGTAGAACACGAGCCGTCACCGCCGCCGACGATCGTGAAATATCGGCCGCCAGCACCCGGCCAGGAGCTGGATGGCGGGACGTATTCCAAGGGGCGGCCGTCATCCAGCGATGCGCGCCGCAATCGGGCGAAATCCGCCGGCAACTCGCATATTCCAGCAAACGGATAAACCGTCTCCTGTCGTTCGGTGCCGATCGTCTGCAAGCGACGGTTCGCCTCGGCCTCGAACAGCCGGATCATGTCGGGCACGCTAGGCTGCAGTAACGGATCAGCCGGCCGCGCGAGCCATAAGAGGATCGCCGTCTGCAATTCGGCATAAGTGCTTAACGGCATCACTGGCTACTCAGGATTGTGTCACTTGCGTTTGCCGGGTTTTTTCTTTGCCGCAGCTTTTCCGGCGGCAATAGCCGCCTCTCTCGGTATACTGAACGACTGCCCCGGTTTTATCTGAACATCGACCTTTGGGTTCTTCTTTGATGCCATCGCGGACCTACAGGTAAAAATGGTTGGTGCGGAGGTATCGGTATTCGTTCGAATTCAACAGCCGCCTGACAGCCGGCCAGTGGTCTTTTTTCCAGCAACTGACACCGTGCTCGACCAGCCACTTATACGCCACATCGAGCGGGATTGATGCCGCCAGTCGCATGTCGCGACCCTCGCCGACCCACCCGTCAGTGTGGTTCGCGAGTTCCTTGTTGCGATCGATAATCGCAGTGACGTCGCAGGTGCGTTTGAGCGTGATGGTGCCGGTCGACTCGTCGTAGTCGAACGTCTCGGTCGACCCGGAAAACGAGTTGTACTCGAGGAGCAATGACATCTTTTTGTGCCAAAAAAGGGGGCGGCCCAGGGGAGGAAAAGCCGCCCCGCGCAAGTTAGGGCGCTGTCAGATCGTAGATGCCGGCGTTGGCCGCTTCGTTCTTGGCAACCAGGGTGTATTCGCCGAGCAGCATCCGCTTCTCGGCATCGCCGGTCTTCGCCAGCTCGGTCTGCTTGATCGGCCGCAGCCAGTCAACCGACCAGTAATCGTAGTTGAGCAAGAATGCATCCCTAGTTCTCATCCAACGATTAGGTACTATTGAAATCGTATGGAAGTCCCCGACATAGATGTCCACTGTAGCCGTCAGCTTTTTAGTTGCGACGTCTACCTGTTTCTGAGCATTGCCGGCAAACGTACTTGCGACCTGCTTGTTGGATGCGCCAACCATTAGGACATCGAGCTTTTCCGAGCTGTTGTTATAAACGCTCTTCAGGGCGCCCTTCAACATTGTTTCGGTAAACGCACGAGGCGTGCCATCAACGCGCGCATTGCTGCCGTCACCAACCGGATTGGTTCCGACGTGATCAGTGTTGGTCTTGATCCACGCCGGTACGCCGGCAAGTAATGGCGCAACAGCCGCTCCACCAGTTACTTTGGCTTGGTTGTTTAGTAGAATACTTTCTATGTCGTTCTTGAGTTCTCGTCCGCGTTTTACTAGCTGATACGCGAGTTCTGTTTTGCGGCCTGCTTTGTTTACTGCATCGACAGTGCCGGAGATGATGACTTCCTTTCGGGAAATCTGTGTCCGGTTGCCGAGCCGAGCGGTGACGCTAGCTGGTGAGAAAGTCGCAATATCATCTCCCTGAAATTGCGCATTGTTCACGTTTGCTGCGGCTAGCGCATCGGTCTGCCATTCATGCAGGACCGCATCGGCCGTACCGCGGCCGACATTCGACATAAACGGGTGATCGTCCGGGCTGACATTGTAGATCATGTCAGACAGGTCTTCGCGAAGGCCCTGAAGTCCCGGCTGTCCGGTGTAAGTCAAGGCGGTGCCGCTGATAATTGCCATTGAGGAGGCTCCATCTGAGGGAATGCCGGCGTCGTCCGACGCTGGCGAGAGCGGGTGCCCCCAAGCCCGCTTTTGGTACGGGGGCGGTCAGGTGAAGTTCAGCTACCCCAGAAGCTGTTGGAGATAGCCGATGGCGTCCTTTTCGGACCCCGTGCGCTTGAGCTGCTCCATTGCCTGGTTGCGACGCCGCGCTGCGTTGCTTTCCCTGGGTGGTGACACCCCGGGTCGCTGCACACTCGGCGCCGGATCGGCACGCCTTGTTTCAGCCGACCGGCGCGCTCTCAGCGCCCGATCGGCCCGCATGGCCTTCACCGCTACATTGATGACTCGGTGGTCGATGACCTGGCCGATCTCCTGGGCGGTGAAGCCCTCGCCTTGCAACCACTCGCGTATCTCGCTGATCAGTTTTGGCCCCCGTTCGCGATCCGCGAATTCCGGTAGCTTCTCAGCGAGGCGCTGTGCTTCGGTCGCTCTCAGGGATGCGAATTGTCTCGCATGATCCTGCTGCGCGACCGCCTGGACACGCTGCAATTCACCCTGGATCGCGCCGATCCGGCCACGCAGCGCATCGCGCTCCGCGGTCAGTCGGACGTAATCGGCGGGTGACTCCTGTGCCAGGCGCTGCCAGTCCACATTGGCGAATTGCTGCGCCTCGGGCATGGCAACGGCGAGTAGCTGTTCCAGGTTGGTGGCGTAGGAACTTCGCTCCTGCTGGATCTCCCCGAACGTCGCCTCGAGTGCGCGGCGGTGCTCGGCGATCTCCTGGGTCTTGGCATTAAAGGCTTTGTCCCTCTCGCTCTCCCGGCGGGTAATGACTGCCTGCGCCTCGGGTGGGAGCTGCTGGAATACGGCCTTGTCTTCGTTACTCCATGACTTGGGCGGTTCGATCCGGTGGTCGGACTCGTCGTCCGGTTCGTCACTCGCCGCCTCCTCGGTATCGCCGATGGCCTCCTCAGGTTCGGCATCCTCGGGCAGGTCTTGCCCGTCGGATTCGGGAACGTCGCGGCCAGGCTCCTGCCCGGCATCCTGTGACGGTGTCTGTTGTGGTCTGGGCTCGGCACGCCGCCGCCGCGGCGGTTCGTCCTCGGCCTCGAGCAGTCCGGCGACACTGGCGACAGCGTCGCTTTCGGACATCGGGTGTGGGGCGCTCGCAGGCGTCGGAACGGTAGGCGCAGGCGCAGAGCCGCCGCCAGCGTCCACTGGCACGTCAGCAGGCATTCAATTCTCCAAAAGTTAAGCGAACCGGTTCAATTAATTGTTAAGCGAACCGGTTCAGCTAATTTCGCTCAGCGAAAGCCGCAGGCAAATGTCGTGCTCGCCGCGCTACCGATGACGGAGACGTCGGTGGGCGGTGCCACCGTCCATATCGCGCACTGCCCCGCCGCCAATGTCCGGGTGCCCGAAGCGCCGATCACGGCGGTGCCGCCGGTCGCGTTGACCCCAAGCGTATTGGTCGCGTGCGCATTGCAGATCTCGAGATATTTGGTCGGCGCCCGCGACCCGAACGGCACCGGGACCGCGGTTGTCGTGATCGTCGTGCTGCACGGAATCAGCGCATCGGCCCAGGCCGGCATCGCGCAGGCGCAGAACAGCGCCGCCAGAAACAGACGGTGCATCACACTCTCCACTAATGACGCGGATTTAAATCCAGAGTATGGTCCGGGCCATGTGCGACCCGGCAATCATCGAGGACGACGCCTACACGATGGCCAACCTGCGCCCGGCCGATACCGGCCTGCCGATGGTCGTGTGGGTTTCGGAACGCGGTAATGCGCGACACGATGCGCGGGTTAAGGTGTGTCAGGCGCTCGGCCCGACAATGCAGTTCAACAACACAGTCAGCGTCGCGGTTCGGCCCGAGCCCCATCTAGTGCCCGGCCAACAAACCAGCCTGACGGCGGCTGATCTCTCCCTGGTCTACGCCTGGGTCTTATGGAACCAAGAAACGATCCTGGCCTATTGGGACGGCGCCATCGGAACGGTCGAGATGGTGCAGCGCCTGGTTCGAATTAACCCCTAAGCTAGGACGTCGTCATCCGACGCAATTCACTGCGCAATTCGCCAACCGCCCAATACAGCCGGTAATGCTCCTCGCGCCGCACGGCATCACCTATCTCTGACAGCCGCCAACTGTCATACAGCCGATCCTCGACCCGCCGCATCGCCAGGACGAACGCCGGGTCACCCAGCAGCCGCGTTGCGGCGGCGCTGATTTCGGCCTTATCGGTCGGCAATTCGGGTTCAGGTTCCGGCGGCGGCTGCTCGATGTCAGCCATCGTCAAACCGCGCCAGAAGGCGCGGAAGTCTCGCCAGGTCAATACAAACCCGGAATGCGGCGGCGGGCCTTCAAAGCCGCCGGAATAGCTTCGTCCGGGAACGACCACGGATCAGCATACTGCCGGAACATCTGATTGAGCGGCGCCACCTTCAGCATCGCCCACGGATCGCTCGGGGGATTTCTCTTCCGATACGGTGTATCAGGAAAAGGCGCGTCATCAAAAACCTGCAGCGGCTTCCGATCCATCGCTGGCGGCAAGGTCGGCCAACCCATCCCCGCCGGCGGGAGCACCGCAGACGGCCCCTCACGCTGAGGGGGCAACCCCGGCGAGGGCACCATCGGCGATCCGGCGTAGACGCCGCGATCTCCCATAGCTCCCTTCCCTTGCGGAAGACCAGGCCCGATTTGCGGATCACGACCGCCCTGATCGGGTGGCGAGGCACCGTATTTATCCCGCACCCACTTCCAATAAGCTTGATCGGCGGCCGGGCTGGTCATCTCGTCGAATGCCGCCGTCAAATCGAGCGGCGCCGTCGGCTTACCCTCTCCTTCCGTGTCCTCGCCGCCAAGCCGCTGCGTCAACAGATCGAGCGCGCTAGGCATCACGCAACCTGCCCCGAACCGTTACCCGGCGGCATTCGCGGCGGGGGCGGATCGTAGGCGCCGGCCGCCGCCTTCAGCTCGACCTCGCGCTGTGCCAGAGCAATTTTTGCGGTCATTTCTTGCATCTGAAGCTCGCGCTTATGCTCGGCCTCCTGCTTTTCGAGGAGCATCTTGTGCATCGTCTGATCACGCTCCATCGCGAGTTCGTGATCGAGCCGCTTCTGCTGCAATTCCGCATCGAGCTGAGCCCGCTGCATCTGTAATTGCGCATCGACCTGGGCCTGCTGCTGTGCCTGCTGCTGCTGCGCCTGGGCCTTCATCTGCACCGCGGCGACAGTCGCTTGGGCCTTGAGCTGCGTCGCCTGCACGACCGCCTGAGCCTGCGCCTGGGCCGGGTCCGGTCCCTTCTGCTGCTGCGGCCCGACCATCGCCGGGTCAGGTGGTTTTGTCGGATCTTGGAAGAACGACTCCTCGAAACCGGCGTTCTGGGTCATCTTGCTCAAGACATCGTAAACATTCTTGGCATAGACCAACGGGCCGCCGACCCCCTGCTGCACCTGCACAATGCCTTGTTGAGCCTGCAATATCGCAGCAAGCTGGGTCGAAATCTGGTCGCGATTGCCGGTCCCGAGGCCGACCGAGACGCTGACCTGCAATTCGTCCTGCCAGGTCTTCGGATCGACCGGGAAGAACCCGCCGGTCAACCGCACCACCCGCTCCTGCTGCTGGTGCCGTCTGACCAGCCCCAGCACACCGCGCATCAAATCTTCGACCCCGGTGGCAAAGATCCGCGCAAACAACTCGACCCGCTGCGCCGCGGCCTGCTGCAAGAGGCTGACGCCGGTCGCCGTCTTGTTCAGATCATCGGGATTGATGCCCTGATTGTGCCGCGCGACACCAGTCCGCACCTCTTGCGTCTGATCGATGTATTCCATCAGCGGGAAGGTCTTGTCGGCAGTAAACGGCACCGACATCGCCTGCAGACCGCCGAGCCGCTTTGTCCTGATCGCCCCACCCGGCCGGTGGGTCATGATGTCGTCGTAAGTATTCTCGTTGACGACATCGTCGCCGATTTCCAGACGCGGCCAGTTGCTCAAATAAGCGTTGTCGAGCATCTGCCGGAACAGCGTCGACTTGATGAGCTGCAAATCCATCGTCAAGTCGGCCAGGCTCAACCCGACCAATTTGTGCGGCATCGGCACCGGGCAAAGACTGACAAACGGCACGCTCTCGACACACTCAATGTCGGGCTCGCCGTCTTTGGTCAGGATTATTGCCCCATTATTGGCGGTGACGATCTTGTAGAGCTCGGTACGGCCGTCATCGTGTATGTCGAGGCGCACATAATTTTCCTCGACCCAGATCTCTTTGGCGGCGTCGTTACGCTCATTGTCCGAAAAATCGGTGCCGTCCAGGCGAAACCGGGCGACGCGCTCCGAATTCATCTCGTCTTTGGTGTATTGCGGCACCTCTTCGAGACAATCCTCGTCGTAACCCTGGTCGACGAGATCGCTGTACGTCCACATCCGGCGATGCGCCAGGAACGGGATCGAGCCGCGCTTGGCACGACGCGAAAACAGCACCTCTTCCGGCGGCACGTTCTCGATTCGGACACGACGCCGCTGTTTGGTGACCCGCAGCGTGCAGTCATACAGCGTGATCGGCTGCGGTGGCGGCGGCAGCATCGGCGGGCCGCTAAACGACGCCATAGTGTCGCCCATCGGAGCCCCGAGCGGCCCCTGAGAGCCTCCCATGGGAATTCCGGCGGCAGGAGGCCCCGCCAAGGCGCCCGGCAGAGGAGGCGGGACAGGTGACTGTATTGCCTCGGGAGGCACAGCACGGTCCAGGCCCCAACCACCGGGCATCTGATCGTAGTTTTCCACCTCGATCACGTCGACCGCTACAATTTGCTCGTCGGAATCCTCGCCGTCGCCCTCATTCTCACCATAAGGCGACTCGGCAGACCCGGCGCGATCGAGAAGCGCGTCATACTGCTCGCGGGTCAGGCCGGAATACGTCTCGATCTGGCGTATCTGCTGGGTATCCCACCAATATTTGACCCAGCCGAGCTTCTCTAAGAGCCCGTCCTTCATCCAATCGTGAAGGATCATAAACCCGTCATTATCGCGGTAAAAAATGTGCGTCAGGTAGTCGGTCGCGAGCTTGGCGATCGCTTCCTGCTCCGGCCTGGTCGGATTGACGACGCAAATCTTGTCGGATGCGGTGAATATCCTGATCAGCGCCGGCAAAACCCACTCGACGGCCTCGAGAACCGAGCGCATGACAACAGTCGAGCGGCCCTCGACCTCGGTGCCAAGCGGGGCGCCCTCGTAATACTCGAGAGCGCGGCGCCGCTCGTCGCTAAAGGTGCCGCCGTCCTGGCCCAGAGCGTGATCAAGCTCGTGCCTGATCACGGATTTCACCTCGTCTTCGTCGATCTCTTTGTCTTTGTACTTGAGCCCGTCCTGACGGACGGTCTGGGCACCGGAGGAGATCATCAGTTGATGATCTGGACGCCGTTACTCGGCGAGGCCGCCGTAGACCCCATCGCATTCGTCGCCGTCACGACACAGGTGATCGCCTTGCCAATGTCTCCGGCGACCGGCGCGTAGGTCGGTACGCTCGTCCCGACATTCGCCGCCGCACTCTTCCACTGATAGGCGAAAGAACTCGGCGCGTGATCCCAGACGCCGTTCGAGCAGCTCAAGACGTTACTAACCCGGCCTGTGCCGGTAACAACCGGCGCCACAACCATCAGCGGCGCGACAAGCGGCGCGAGCCTAGCCTGCAACGTGTCGATCTTCGCCATCGCAAGCCAGTAGTCGGACATCGACCCTCTCCCGTCAGCCAAGCCGGCTCGCACTCGGCCCGCGGCTCTGCTCGAGCGTATTCCTGAGCTGCTCGCGCTTTTTAGCGTCGACCGGCTGGCCGAGCACCTCGTCATGCACGACCTTGCCATGCACCCGATCGGCGAGCCCTTCGACAATCTCCTCGAGCGCGGCGACGCGCTTCTCAAGATCGTCAAACTTGACCATGTCACTGTTGCTCATCAAAACTCCTAGAGAGAGAATTTAAATCTAGCCTTACCCGTGTCGCGGGCCTTATCCTCGGATGATGCAGGACGCCCTAACCGCCAATGACCGCCTGATGATCGAAATACTGCGGGATTTTGACAGATTGTCGCCAGATAGCCGAGCGATCTTGCTTGCAAGCCTGGAAAAGCATCTCCCTGAACTCGTAAAGGTTCGCGACCAAGCACGCGCGTTAGAAGCAAAAAAACACGAGTTAGAAGCAAAAAAACACGAACTAATACGACAGTTTATCAAAGACGCTATACAAGACCTTATACACGACGTCCGCACTATCCCCGTCCCGCCAGCGCCAGATCCCCCAAAACCACTTCGGCGGCGCGGTCGCCCTAAACGGCAGGAGAACCAAACTACCTGATCACGATGGCAGCCTCTCGCCGCGCTCAAAAAGCTCGCGCCCGTCCATGCTGTGGTGCAGCACGATTACCCCGATCTCGTCGTCGTATTCAGGATGACACCAGCAATCGATGCTCAACTCGTGCTCGCGCAGATCGTCGGGCGGAAAAACGTGCAGAGGCACCGCCAGTTACCCCTCGGGCTGCTTGCCATTGCCGGTTGCCATGTCCTCGACCTCCTCGCAAACAGCGTCGGCCAGCGAGCGGCACTCGTCGTCAGGCGCGTCCCCCATCCGCTCGGCCATAAACTTACCAACGACGGTCAGCCATGACTCACGAGTCATCCGATCGCTCACACAAACCCCATCTTTTCGGGATATTTCAGCTTCACCGGCCGCCCCGCCGGCGTCTCGTAGGCAACGCACATCAAACCAAAGGCGTCCGCGCCATGCGAACTCCAATCATGATCCGGTCCTAGTCCGACGTCTCTGACGTCTTCTGATTTGCGCTCGTGATACCAACCAAGCGCATCCCTGCCATCAGCCGTCGTCGCCTCATTAAACCAGACCGCCGGCAACATGCGGCGCGCCGCTTCTATACGCGCCCGCGCGGCACCGCGGCCCTGATTAGGGATAACCGTGGCGGCAAACCCGGCAGCAGAAAAAGCACTCTCGAACGATACGTCGTAAACCCGGTCAAACGTCCCGCCGTCATGTGGCAGGAATACCTGCGCCTTGCCCCACCCCCGTTCACGCAGCCAATCGATATGCACACCCAAGGGCTGTCCAACCGCCTCGTAATAGTCAAGGACACGGATCTCACGGCCAACAAACTGACATATCCACATG